AATATGTATATAATATTGGCGAAGTTTTATGTGTTATACCATTTACCGATTTTATATTAATAAAATGTTTTGGAAGTAGAGCTAGATGGTTTCAATTACACAGTGTTATTAATTTCTTTATTACTTATTCAATTAGAAATGATATATACTCATTTATATTTTATCCATTATATGCTATAAAAGTAAATACTGATTATAAAGCGGTATATTATATTATATATTTACACACTTATCATTTTTTTATAAAAAAATTACATATAATTGAATTATTTCATCATATATTATTTGTATTTATGGGAGTTTTACCGTGTATATTTTTTTGGAAATATAATATAATCAATTTATGGATATTATCGGGATGTGGATTACCGGGAGCAATAGAATATTTCATACTTTCTCTTGTTAAGAATGATATGTTATCATATAAAAAACAAAAATATATATCAGCTCATATAAATAATTATATGAGACTTCCTATTACAATGTATGGATTGTCGTTGACATATATAGCATATATGGAGAGACTTATTTATTGTAATTCAATATTTTTTATTTATGTATGTATCTTGATTTATACAAATGGAACATTTTTTAATAAATTAGCTATTGAAAATTATATAAAATATAAATATACTAATAAAATAGACTATAATATTTAATTATATATAAGTATATAAAATTAAATATAATATATTATTATAAAATGGATATTAATAAAGCATGTAAAATATTAGAAGTATCACCTAATAGCAATGAAGATGAAATCAAGAAAGCTTATAGAAAGAAAGCTTTAAAATATCATCCGGATAAAAACAAAGATGAAGATGCTCAAGAAAAATTTAAAGAGATTGGAGAGGCATATGCTTTACTAACTAATAAAGATAAAAACATTTCGATGAGAAATATTAATCCACATGATATATTCAAAGATATTTTCAGGGGAGAGATGGGAATAAATATAAATAATATGAATAATATGTTTTCGACATTTAATGTTAATACGCAAGGTGGAAATATGGGAAATAATAATTTTGTTTCTAGAAGCAGTCAAATACAAATTATAAATGGAAAAAAAATAGAGACTATTATAGAACAATCAAATGGTAATACCAGTAAAAAAACAGTTATAACTGATTTAAAAACTGGTAATCAAGAAATTACACAAAATAATAGAACAAATACAACAGCTAGACAAATAAATATAACATTCAGGTAATTATGCAGAATTCCATATTTTATATAATTTCCAAATTGGCGTAGGTTTTTTTGTGGTTTTTTTTGTTAATCGTCTAGTATAATGTCTACAATCATTAACTCCTAGTCTATATTTAGGATAGCTATCAACAATTTCTCTCTCACATTTGTCAATATAATTAAGTGGATAATCTATTTGACACCAATATATAGTTTTAGTATCAATAATATTATTTTTAAAGGTATCGTTTTGTTTTCTATTGATTGTTACATAAGTACCATTTTCATTAAAAGGTCTATAATCATATCTTACTGTTCTATAACCATTGAAAAATGATACACCAATATGATATATCGGTAATCTAGTATATAATTTTTCAATATGTATATAAACATCAGTTTTATGATTTATAATTAGATTAGGATCAAAATTAAAATTTACAAATTTATCACTAATATCAATATGTTTAATATTATCAAAATTTAAAAAAGATATTCGCTGATTTATATTTTTTTTTGTATTATCAAGTTTTTGAAAAATAGCAGGTTCTCGTGCTATCATTATGTAATTAAATCTACGTAAATTATAATTATAGATGTTATTATTGTTATAATAATTATTGTTTTTTATAACAAAATTATTATAAATAGAATTAGATAAAACATAACAACTATAATAACTAGATAGTAACATAAGTATTTGAAACATGTATATATATTATTAAATATATAAATTTTATATTTTTTTATTTATTATAAATAATCTTTTATATTTCTTTTTACCATCTTTATCATATCCATCACTTATACGTTTTGGTGTTAAAGTAAAATTATATTGTTTTAATAATTGTCTAAGTAGATTGATAAGAGGCCATTTTTGCTTTTCTTCAGCGACACTATGAACACTATTATATTTTGATGAAGAGAGAATTGTTTTAATTTTTGGTATTTCTTCATATAGTTTTTTATATAATTCGTTATTAAGTAATAATGTTCTTTCTATCATAAATCCTTCTAATTCTTCATATGAGCAATTTATATTAAGTTTTTCAAGTATTTCAAGTAAAAAATTATTATCATACATATAAATATATTTAATTTATATTTATATATTTAAATTCCATATTCTGGAATTGAATATTTTCCTTCAAAATCAACTTTATATTTGGCAATAATTTTTGGATTTTCTTTATTTTTAATAATATCTTCATATTCATATACATTGTTACTATCATCGATATAATAACAAATTCCTTTAATTTCTTCAGCCCAAATTTGCTTCTTTTTAATTTTTACATCTGTTACATCGGTGGAAGAAACAATTCCATGTGGGGTTCCTTTAATATGAGTTCCACAATAATTTGTTCCATCTTTCTTTCTACGGGTACATTGTTCATTATTAGCTCTATAAGCACAACATCTATCATATTGGGGAACAACGTTTTTAATACGTTTTCTCTTTTGAAAATCCTCTTTACTTAAAGAAACATTATCATAATCAAAGATATATTGTAAAAAGGCACTTTTATTTGAATCCCCAATAATTTCACAACTATTTTCCTGAAACCAATTTTTTATATCATTTTTAAATTCAGTAAAATGGCTATCTAATTTCTTTGCTACGCGACGCTCCATTATTTAAATTATTTAATAAATATATATTTAGTTCAATTTTATATTTATTAAATGAAAAGAATTTAAAGATTCATAGTTAAAATATTTTTTTTTTGAAATGGCAAAAAAATAGATAATATAACTAATGCTATTATCCAAAACATGTAAAGACTATAACTAGAAAATTTAATATTTAAAAAATTAAACATCATTGGTAATATATTAACTAATAAAATTACAAAAAAAATAGAAAATAATATGCGTAAGAAATAATTCATATATATTTTAATAATATTATATTAGTAGCTATTTTTTTTTCAAATTTTCCTTTATTTTTATCTCTCTATTATCTAAAATAAAATTGGTAACTTCTTCAACATTTACACTTTCATTTTCAAAATATTTCTCTAAAGCAATCATCAAATTATTTTTATTAAGAGGCGTTTTAACCTTATTTTTTGTATAAAGTAATTTACCATCATTTATATCAAAACAATCAATTTCATGATTTTTCATAACATCTATTAAACTTTTAGTTAATTCTTTTTTTTTATCTCTTATTTCCTTCATAGATTTTTGTAAATTTTTTATTTCATAATCATAACTAATCCATTTTTTTATATTTTTAACAAGTTCTTCTTTTGTATTCATTTAAATAAATAATATATTATTCTATTTAACATTATTTATTTAAATTTATAAAGTAATATTATTTTTAATTATTCTAATAATTAATTCTTTTTTATTACCACCTATTATGAGTTTATTTTCTCTCAAAATTTTTTTAAGTTCATCTACTTTATATTTTTTAATAAATTCATCGTACTTAGTATCCCAAGTATCTTGTATTTCATTAGAAACACCTTTTTCCTTAGATTTATTTATTTTATTATGATGAGTATAACAATAATTTTTTCCTTCTAAAATATAAGAATTTGCATTACACAGAGAACCTTTATTTTTTCCACTTTTAAATATCCAACAACAAGTATGTTTATTTTTCATACATAAATTTTCAGGATAATTAACACCTGAAATTTTTTTAACATTTTTATAAGGTATATATGGTAATAATTTGTCATTAATATTTCTACAATATGGACATTTAATTTCATTTATTTTTAGTTTATTTATATCAAAATACTTATTTAAATTTCTTTTTTGATTGTAAATTTCTTGATATAAAGGATAATAATTAAAACTATGATTACAATTTAAAGTTATGCTATTATCTGTTAATTTTTCATATGATATTAAACATAAATTATTATTAGAAATGTCATCTTCTAATTGTTTATTAGAAGTATTTAGTAAATTATAAAAATCTAAATTGTCTTCTATTACGTAATTCATTATTTAATATAATATATTATTCTTTATATTATATTAAAATGTCAAAAAAAGATTGGGGTAATATTTCATGGATATTAATGCATAGTTTGGCACAAAAAGTTATAGAAAATAAATTTGTTAATTGTAAGCAAATATTAATAAAAATAATTTTTGATATATGTAATAACTTACCTTGTCCAGATTGTAGAGAGCATGCGAATAAACTTTTAAAAAGTTCAAATATAAATAAGATATCTAATAAAAAAGAATTAATTTCGTTTCTTTGCGAATTCCATAATATTGTTAATAAAAAATTAAAAAAACCCACAAAAAATATTGAAGAAGTAGAAAAACAATACTCAACGGCTAAATTAAATATGATAATTATTACATTTTTTAGAGTTTATAATAGTGTTATGTATAATGAAAAAATGCTTACTGATTCTTTTAGAAGAAAAATTTTTTTAAAAAAGTTATTAGAAGACTTGATAAAAATTAAACCTTATATAAATCATTGAGAGAAACTACTACTTATTAATTGTCCATTTTTGTATACATTACATCTAAATCTTTGTTTTGATGGTCTATTACATACAACATTATTTGATAATAATTCGTTAAAAAATAGTAAATCTTTTTTTGTTAAAAATAACATTATAAACCATAAAAATCCACCTATAGATCCTAGTAATAATCCAACCACAATAGCAAGGATATAACTATTACCCAAGCAATTATTTTTCAATTGAAATAATATATTAGCACTAAATAATATACCAATAGTAACTAATACTTCTATATTCATTTGGTTATTTGCTAACATAGGTGATAATAAATATACAAAAGTAAAAGCTAATACGGTAGAATCTAAATTAGGAGTTGTCCATTTTTGACCAGCAGCAAGTATATTACAACTTAAACTAGCCATTTTTGATTCTGCGATATTGTAATTATCCATCATTTTACTTATTAAAAAAGCAAAAAAAGATATAACTATTATACCTGAAAAATATATTAATCCATTTTGAATTGTTCCATTAAAAGCACTTGCTAAAATAACAAATA